GTCCATACCCACCCCGATAATACTCTTCCTAGTGAATATGATATGCGAGCCTGTAATGCTTTAGGAATACCGTATATAATTTATAGCTGTAGTACATTAGAGCATTCAATAACTTATCCTAAAAACTATAAGCATCTTTTAGGGAGAACATATGAGTTTGGAGTAAAAGATTGTTTTGAAGCAATAAGAGATTGGTACCTTGCTCATAATGTATATATCAATAAAAGGGGTGAATGGGAAGATGACTGGTGGCTAGTAGGAAAAGACTATCTTTCTGATGAGATGCAAGACTGGCCCTTTAAAAAAGTAAATAATTTAAAATATGGTGACTTAGTTACTTTTGCTGTAGGACACGAAAAAGAAAATCATATGGCTATTTACCTAGATAATGATGTAATTTTTCATCATGCAGTAAATAGACTATCTTGCAGAGAAAATATGTACCCTATGTGGGGCAAGTGTTTAAGGAACATTTATAGATATGAAAAAGGTGATATTACAAGGACATCTTGGCGATAAGTATGGGCACACCTGGAATATTAAGGCACAAGGATATCAAGATGTTTTTGGTTGCATTGAAGCTAACTATCCCGGCTTTCGGCAAGACCTTATAGACTTAGCACACGCAGGGGGAGATCTAGATATACAGCAAGGGGAAAAGTTTTTAGAAGCAGAAGAACTTTTTTACCCTATTGATAACTCAGATACAATTATTATAACACCTATTCCTGCAGGAGCAAAGTCTGGAGGCGCAAAGATACTTGCAGCAATCGCTATTGTAGCAGTTACTTTAATGCTGCCAGGAGTAGGAGCCTCCCTGACTGCTTTGGCAGCTGGAACATGGAGTTGGACTGCCGCTGCTGCATTAGCTGCATTTGGTTTAGCTGCAAACCTAGCTTTGGTTGGGCTGGAACAACTGCTTGCTCCTGATCCCTCCACAGATGAAGAGGATCGAGACTATCTATTTAAAGAGCCTGCAAATACTGTAGCAAGAGGAAATCCTGTACCAGTGCTTTTTGGAGAGTTAATTGTTGGTGGAGTAGTTATTAGTTCAGGTATAGGACCAGACGGGGGCAAAAGGTATGGGCATACGGGCACTCGATCTCCGGTTCCTATTAACCCCGTAGGATTTACGGGAGGAGCTAGGTACGTAAGCGATTTGATAAATGAGTTGGAAAGGTATGGATTTCTTGCAGATATTGACCCTTTTGGTTTTCCTACAAACACTACCGATCCTGTTACTTTTAATCAAGGTTCGACATTTGACCAAGCACTAGGAGATGGATAATGGCAAGTTCAGGTTTATATAAATCATCAAAAGCATCTGTATATGACCTTATTAGTGAAGGTCCTATTGTTCTAAAAGATGGACTATCTTCTATTTATCTTAACAGAACTCCTATCGCTAACTCGGGTTCTTCAGAACAAATTTCACAGGACCTAGATGTAGATTACCCAATTAACGTTGATGGAACAAAAATTTTTTTAGTAGCATACAGACCCTCAGATATACCAGAAGGGCAGGAGTTTCCTATTCTAGTTAAGGGAGGAGTGGCTGAAAGCACTGTAACAGCTTCTGCCGGAGATACTAGTATAACAACTGCGGGCACCTTTTTTACGGCAGGTATGGTAGGTAATAATCATGTTGGAGGAGCTTATGCAAAAGTAAGAATTGTTGGAGCTGGTCCTGGCGGAGAAGACTATGTAGGAATTGTTGTTTCTCAGTCTAGTAGTACAGCAGGTGTTCTTAGTCCTGCTATAGAAACTTCAGTTACAAACGCAAAGATAACATATGACCTAGTTACCTTAGGTTCAATAGATACTTCTACCATAACTACTTTTAGTGGTATAGCTAAGCAAGCGTACATTGATCTTGATGATACAGTTACAAATACCAATCTCCGAAATGATTTAAGTTCAGGAAGCTATACTACTTGGACTCTTTCAAATATAGTTTTTTATACTTCTACCGCTTTTGGGCTGTATAACTTACCAGATAAAACAAATTTTGAAAGCGTTAGCGTAAGTTTTAGAAGTGGCACAGAGTTTCAAGCACCCTTATATAATACTATAGGATTTTCTAATGCGGCTAGTGGTATTGCCCCTAATGTAGAATTAAGCCAAGTTGATACAGTAGAAAACGAGTCTGGTGGCACTATAAATATTCATGGAGAAAAAACTACTCCTTTTTGGGCTACTAATGAAGCGGCAAGTGATATTGTTCCAGACACAGGAGGAACAGCAATTACTATTACTTCCGGGTCAGGAACCTATGGATTAAATGTAGGTACCCCAGGAGCAGTTGATGAACTAGCTTTTACTATAAACTTTCCAAATGGTCTCTATGGGCAAAAAGCAGATCAGGATGCTAGTAAGACAGATTCAGGGGTTATTTTTCAGGTAGTTTTTAAACACAAACTATCGGGAGAAGTAAACTATAAAAGAGAAGTTGTTTTAGGGCCAAACACTGAAGAGATTAATGATGCTACAAGTTTCCTTGCTAGAAATGATGGACATTTAATCTTAAATAAAAAACTAGCAACCGGCGTTATCACAGGGGGGCTGGCCGAAGCAGCAAGTGTAGATTTTAGAGTTGACGTAAGCGAGTTCCAACCTTTTGATGACTTTCAACTAGTAATTAGCAAGATAACACCCGATAGCTGGAAGTATGCTAAATGGACTTATTATCAACAAACAGTATTAACTTCTGTACAAGCCTTTATTCATGATAAGTTTAGTTACCCACATTCTGCGTATGCAGGCATTGAATTTAGTGCAAATGAATTTCAAGGTAAGCTTCCCCAAAGAGCTTATCATTGTTTTGGGGTGCAGCATGATCTACCCACAAACTATATTACTAGAGAAGAAGCGGACGATGGAGTAGCTAAGTATACACGAAATATTTCTACTAAAGTTGATACAGGCTCTTATGTTCCTTGGGATGGCACGTTTAGAAAAGGGTTTTCTACAAATCCTGTTTGGAACCTCCGTGAGATTCTTGTCAATAAAAGGTGGGGATTAGGAAACTGGATTACTTCTTCTGAAATAAACGATTACTCTCTTTACTCACTAGCAAGATATTGTGATGAGTTAGTGCCCGATGGTGAAGGTGGCTTAGAGCCTCGATTTACGTGTGGTGTATATTTAACACAATCTACTGAAGCCTATAAGGTAATAAAAGATTTTTGTACAATTATGTTAGCTTTACCTTACTGGGTAGATGGACAGCTAATTCTTGAAGGTGATAGACCCGCAGAGCCTGTATATACATTCACTAAAAGTAATATAGTTGGAGGGTTATTTGGATACGAAGGTACAGGAAATAGAACTAGAGTTAATCAGATAGCTGTAACTTATAATGATAGAAATAACTTTTTTGAGACTTCTGTAGAGCTTATTGATGACATAGAAAATATTGCTGCGACAAATAGAATTAATACAGAAGAAGTTGTTGCTTTTGGTGCTACTAGCCGTAGTCAAGCAATTAGGTATGGCAAGTGGAAAATGCTAACGTCTAAGCTACAAAAAGAAGTTGTTAGCTTTAAAACTTCCGAAAATGCTTCTTATCTAAAACCGGGTAGTATTATTAATATCCAAGATGCAGATAGAGAAAGAGTTAGATATTCGGGTCGGGTTGTATCAGCATCAGATGCCTCAACCATCACACTAGACTCTAGCGTAACTCTTAGTGCTTCTTATGACTATGAACTACTACTTATTGTTCCCGGATCAGCAACTTATCTAGCGCAAGAGTCAGCCACCATTTCTAGCGTAGACTATGTTTTTGGTGATATAATTGCTGGAGTAACTACTCAAGCCGCAGCAGAAGTTCTTGAAGATGATAGCGGAAACGCAGTCACTGTTCAGTTTGCTCCTGATGTACACGTAGAAACAAGAGCCTTATCTACCCCTTCTACTGGTAGTACTGTAACTACATCTTCTGCATTTACTTCTGCGCCCAATGCAGATACTGTCTGGGCTATAACAATTAAGGACGGGCAGGACACAGTAGAAGGCAGCCCAAAGCAATACAAAGTTTTAGGTATTTCAGAAGACTCTCCAGGAGTCTATAGTATCTCTGCCGCAGAACACTACAACTCAAAATTTGATTTGATTGATGAAGATTATCTCGCAGACCCGGTAGACTATGTTCCTAGAGACGATGATATTCCTAGTATTACACAGTTTAGTGGTAGAGTAGACTATGATGATCAATCGGCTTCTGCAAATGCTGCTCAACAGCCAATACCCAAAATTACACTTAATTGGAAAAGTCCAGTAGAGATCGTAAATGGAGCAGAACAAATATACACTAATTTTGATAATTATGTGCTAAAGTATGATCCAGGAGCAAGAGACTTTGTAGTAACAACAATACCAAAGCAATCAAACTCTTATACTATTCAAGGACTAGACTATGGCACGTACTTATTTTCTATTCAAGCAGTAAGTGCTGTAGGACCCGTCTCTACGCCTAAATATACTTACGTTACTTTTGCTCCTAAAGAAGAAGCCGCAGGAGCAGTAAAGCAAAGTGAACTTATGCAGGGCGGAAAAATTAATCGACCATTATTACTAGATGGCAGCACCATGTCTTTGCCATCTTCTTACACCTTTACATCTCCTTCTGGTAGAGTAAAAGTTGTATCTTAGGAGAATCAATGAGTTTTACTAGTTTATCGCTTACAAATCTAGCATCTGGAGAAACAGGCTTTATTGTTTTTGACTCCGTAGATGGCTTGCGGCTATTTAAAGAAGCCACTACTTCTGGAATAACCTACTATCAGGATATTACTTCTAGTGTAGGTAGCTCTTTGACTTCTTTATCTTCTACGGTAAAAATGTCTGGCACATTGGTAACAGACATAGATAGCACTCCTGGTTTTTCTTCCTTGGAAAATCAGGTAGGAAGGCTAATTTATATTGGAACAACATGGGCAAGACTACAAGAATATATTAGTACATCTAAGATAAGAATAGATAGAGGTATTGATAGCCCTGTTTCTACAACTATTAGTGTAGCCAGTCCAGGTGTTATTACTACATCTACTCCGCATGGTTTGTCTGTAGATGACTCTATTGCATTTGATGAAAGCTATGTCTTACCTACAGGAATTAGCGCAGATACAAGATACTATGTAGGCACAGTGCCTAGTACAACAACTTTTACTTTATCCGCCTCTACTAGTAATGGGTCTCCTGTAAATACTACAGCAGCAAATAGTGGTGTAGGTGTCTATAGAAAAGTTTATTCTTTACAAGTACCTGCATACTATCCAGATGCTATTAATGATAGTATCATAGGTAAAGTTGTAAATAGCTCAGGTACATATACTTTTGAG